ATCATACTGATAAAGTTAGATAGGTCTTCACGTTGTGAGACCATTGCGTCGCTTGTGCCTGACGCTACGTCAGCACCACCGCGACCGGTTGCTACGGCTCTTGAGCCGATTGTCTTTGCCATGATATACTCCTAGGGTATCTACCCCTTATTTACAAATTTAGAGATTTAGAAGCAAGCTGTCTTAAATAAGCGTCTTGATCAGCTTTACTAGAACCTTGTTTAAATGCTCTAGCCTTAACTAATGACTCTTGATTTTGGACTTTCTTTTTAGCAGACACAGGTTTCTTTGTTGGCAAGGCTTTCTTCGCAGGAGCTGCTTTTCGTTTTGCCGCTCCCTTTGTGACGCCTTGTTTCAGTCTCCTGTAGTCGTCAACAAATTTAACAATAACAGGATCTGTAATTCTATCTAAAGCCGCAGGATTAATTCCTTCTGCTATAGCAAAATCACGGATCTTATTTGCAACGGATTCATTAAAGTCAGGTATTAAACCAGGTATTGCTTCTTGAAACTGTTTGATTTCTTTTTCAAATGTTTCTTTAGCAACTTTCTCCCTATGTTCTTCTGCTGCCTTTAACATTCCTTCGCGTTGATTACGAGCTTTCCAGTATTTCTGCTGCGCTTGCTCGCGTTTATCTTTAAGTTCGTTAACTTCAAAAGTATCACCATCATCTCTAGCTTTTTGAATCTTAGCTTCGATGTCATGATATTCTTTAGCGAATGCTTGTTCAGTCTGGCCTACAATTGCACTAGAAGCTAAAACAACTTTATCAAGTTCTTCTAGTTTTTCTTGGCGTTCTGCATCCAGAGCTGCGCGTGCTTCTCCGAGTTCACGACCCTTTTTAGAAAGACTTTGTTCGGTTGTGTAACCTTTAAGTAGGTCACCAAAAGATACTGCGGTTTCTTCTCCATCTATTTTGACAGACACCTGTGCATCTAAGTCCAAGTCGTCAGCTGTGTAAACTTCAGCTTCTTGGGTAGCGGCTTCTTCAGCGGCATCCTCATCTGAGTCCTGCTCTTCAACTACTTCGACTTCCTCACCTTCATCTTCACTAACGGCTTCTTCAGTATCTTGGTCTTCTTGTTCCACTGCTTCTACCGGGCCATCTTCGACAATCTCTTCTTCTGGTAGCGGTACAATTCCAGCTTGCTGTGCAAGTTCAGAATTTGCTAGTACGGCATCTAAGAGTTGTTTTTCAGATTGACCATCAACTTGAACGTCATCCGTGCTGGGTAGAGATTCTTCGTTGTCCATTTATTAACCCTCCTTCTTTTTAGGTTCAGGTTTTGCTTTAACTACCTTTACAGTATCAGCCTTCTGCTTTGCTGCTTTTTCTTTATAGATTGGTAGTAAACTGTATAAAGCTAAAAGCTGATCTGAATTCATCTTCATCTTTCCAGATGATCTCATCGAGTCGTGCTCGAGAGTATTGATAATATCTTCACAATTTTTAACTAATGTTTCATAATCAATTAAACGCATTGTTGTCCTCCATGTCCTTCATGTGCGGTATATTTTTACCTAACTGCTCTGCTTGTATTAATCGTGACTTAACGTCACCAAGTGCAAGCGCACTATTATATATAAACTCACGGTGCTTTATTTCGTGTGGCGCAGTCTTTAACCACTCTACAAAATAATCTACAAGTAGATCACCATAAGCGTTATTGAAAAAGTACTCCCGCTCTCGCGAAGAAAACTCTGCTTTATCCAAAGCTTCCTGCGCAATTATATCTGGGTGGACTTTATCGCCCAGCTTCTTCTCAGCTGCTCTACGATATTTATCCATTGTACTTTATTAAGTTACTAATGTTAGGTAAATAATCTCACCGCTCTGTGCAGATGTGCCGTGAGCAGTTGATACAACAGTTAATGTTGTTGCACCGTTATTAAGTCCTGTTATTAGTTTATAGCTTTTAGCATCACAGTATTGATCAGTTAATACCACTGATCCGCCTGTAGATACTTTAAATGTAATAGGTGAATCGCTATCGTTAGTTACGATAACTTTCCCTCCGCCAGAACCGCCTGCAGTTGTGATCGTCCCTGACTGTGTACCGCCTATGCCAGCGGCTGTTAATGTTACTGTTGCCATTATTGAGCTCCTAAATTGTCAGGCCCAATCTCAGGCCCTGGTTGTTGTGGCTGAGGTTGTTGCCCTTCGCCAATTAGCTGCTTTGCCATCATTATGATAGCAGAGTAATCAGGACGCGGACCTAAGTCTAATCCTTCTTTACCAGCTTCTAGTTTTAATTTCTCCCATTCTTGGAAGTGTCTATCTATAGATACTGCTAATTGTTTAGCATTATCGTCGTATGTATTTTTAGTTTGTGCTTGTGTAAAGCCTATGTTAGCAGCTACTTGCTCTGCTTCTGCAGCAGCTTTCTTAGCTTCTAAGTCAGCAGTTTGTTTAGCTTGTGCTGATTGTTCTTCTAATGCTTTAGCAGCTTTATCTTTAAATTCTTCTGTTGTATAGTCTTCTAAGAAATCATTTGAATCTAATCCTAAGTTTTCTATTAACTTAGTAGCTAATACTGCTGGTGCCGTAGGTTTAACAATCATACCTTGCCCCTGTTGATTAAGCGATGGAAGTATTTCACCACCAACTTTACCTAACTTAGCAATCATGTTTTGATTAGAGTTTTCTCCTATATCTAACTGTACATCACATTCCATATCATTAGGAAGATCTGTAGGGTTTATAGAATAGAATACTCCGTTATCAACTAGACCTATATTCTTATCTAATGAATCACGCATACAATGGTATACACCTTCAATAAGACGTTTAACTCCAGTTTCAGCAAATCGTCTAGCAATGTGCTGTATACGCTTCTGGCTAGCAGTTTGTACTGCAGCTACTTTAGCTTCAGAGTTACCAGATATATACAACGCGTCATTTAATCCTTGAGCAGCTTTACTCATACCAGTCGCTTGTTCTTTTATAACTTGCAAATGATTTAATAAAGGTACTGTACCTTGAGCCATAGCTTCTGGAGCCATTGCTGCAACTGCACCGTTAGGATTACCATTAGTAGGTATAATCTGTTTAGGTCTCATATTCTGTAATGCAGAGAAGTCCACAACGTTTGGATCAGCAAGCTTAGGAGAGTAGTTAGTTAAGTATGTATTCTCAACAAATCCTCTTAATATAGCTGTGGATGCAAGCGTTGCGCTTCGAGTAAAGTCTGCCATGGACAGACCATAAAACTCATGTGGAATATCAATAGGTGTAATAGATGCAAGTGGAACTATATCAACATCTTCTTCAAACAAAATATGTTTGCCTGCAATTATGACATGTTTTAGTTCAGCTATACCATCTCCGTCTCGGTCTACGTTTATCCAACATTCTGTTATTGTTACAGGTCTACTAGCTTCTAATGCGTAACCGCCTTCGCTTTCAGAAGACCCTTTCCAATATTCTTGGCCAGTAACCATTTTACGTGAAGATACTTCTTCAGAGTAACTGGTTCCACCTAGCCATGTTTCGTCGTTATTTAACTCAGCCCACTCATCTTCATTTAGCTCATCAGCCCACTCAGGCCAATACTTTCTAATTTCAGATCTGGTCATTTCAGATTGAATACCTACAAAGCTAGCATCTTCTATAGTCGCTGCATCACGAGATATTCTAAATGCTTCTGGTGGGACATTGTCTATTTTAACTCTAGACTTATTATTCTTTCTCCTAATTCTTACGTTAGTATATACTAATGTTGCATTAGGATCTTGCCCGGCAAACGGATCAGAGACACCTCCCATTTTGTTTTCAAAATTAAGGTCACCAATGATCTCTACATTATCGTCCGCAAGAAGTAAGTCAAGTTTGTCTTGATCTATTTCATCATACTCTTCTATTTTATAATGGAAGTCTTCTATATAGTCCCATCGGACTACACCATTCTTCCACAGGAGAGCAGACTTAAACCAAGTCTGAATTAACTCCCAACCTCTATTCTGTTTAAAGATTGCATAGTTAGTAATTAGACTTGCGTTATGTGCATTTTTAAATGCAGTAGCATTATCATCCATAGGAAGAAATCGAGCAAGCTTACCATTAGCAAGAAATAAATCTGCTAAAATAGCGGTATAAGCTTCTACAACCTCAGTCGTTGATGTATCAACAATAGTAGATACACCCTGCGGAGCGAGATGAAAATCCGGGACACCTGCGAATTCATATGTAGATCTCTGTCTTTCTTGAGTAAGATCAGATGAATTAAGCCAGTCACCTGTAGAATTTTCAATCCCTGATACTATTAAGTTATGTAATTGTTCGTCAGTTACTTTTTCTTTATATCCTGCATTAGCCATTTACGGAACCTCTCGACCACGTTGTTGTTTTCTCTGGTTGTAAATCCTCTACAGAATACTTACCTGCTTTAGGCATTTCACGTATTTCTTCTTTACTTTCTTTTTCTGGCTTAACAGCCTCTTGTATATATCTTGACATAGTAACCTCCTAGGTTCTATCTATCTAACAGGCTACTAGCCTAATTATGTGGTGGTCTATCCGCTGACTACCACCGGAGTCGTGAGGACATTGCGGAAACTTAATCTGAGAGTGGGTTATCCAAAGCTTCTTGTAACCTTTCGATTAGCTTGTCTTCTAACTTCCTCATATTAGAAGCGATCCTTTCTTCGGTTTCTCTCAATGTATTCCTAACATCCTTCTCAGTTTCTCTATTTAAAGATTCAACTTCTCTGAGAGATGCAGTGGTATCTTTCTGTAATTCATTGTTAGCAGTTAACATATTCTCTAAAGTTGCATCTATTAATAGTTTAGTTTCTCTAACACTATCTATAGACTTTTCAACTTTAGAATCCATCTTATCGATATAGCCCTCTAGCTTCAAGATGTCCTCTCGTAAGTCATCTTTAATATCACGCGTATAGTCAATTGCTTTGTCTAACTTAGTTTGAACAAGAGTATTCTCTGATTGTATAGAGTCTATATCTATATTCTGTATAATTTCCTTCATGTCCATATAGTCTTTATAAAACTCAAAGCCACCCCATAGTCCGCCACCTAGCGTACCTAGTAACGGTAGTATAAGCATTATCTTGCCGCCTTTAATCTTAGCGCCAGCGATTTCTACTTCTGCCATTGTGCCCTCCTAGTTTTCAAAAGACAATTGTCTTAATTGATTTATCTCTTGTTGTAACTTCATAACTTCTAACTGCTTCTTCTGTAACTCAAGCTCGTACAAACGATTACAGTCAATACGATTCTTTGCCCGCTTTCCAAGCGGTATTGTTATCTTAGAGTACACTCCAATGTCTCCTACTTGTTGGCGACTTGAAGTACCTCCTTGAATAATTCCAGTCACTCCAAACTCAATGTTCGTTGCGGAGCCTATTGCATTGCTACAATCTAATTCACCCGCTCTAAACTTATCTGCTTGGAAACTTGTAGTAGAATTAGGTAGCGCTAAACTCAAAGAGTTAGACATAGAGTCTGCATAAGTTCTACTATAACTACAACTACAAATAACAGTGACTAGTAAAAGTAGTAAGTATATCCTCATTTACTTGTCCTTTATTTTTGAACAAACCCTCGACGTTATTAAAGAAATTTGATCAGTTTGCTTAAAGAGTTTTGATTGTGTACAAATATATACAGCTCGATCTATATCATTAGATCTAATGTACACATCAAATATCTTTGATTTATTATATCCGACCTTTATAACCTTAGATGAAACTGTAGATATAGATGATGAAGCAAACGGAATAGGTTTAAAATCTGATGTAAATACCTCTATTAGATAATAGGAAACGTCTTGTCTCCTATTAAACAGTTTCATTTTAGCAGATAATACACCTTCTATATAAGAAGATTTCAACTGCGGATATGCCGGTGTCATTTCGTGTGCGTAAGCTGTGGTACAAAAAACAAAACATAAAGCTAATATTACTTTGCTATACATTCGGCTACAATAAGCGCTGTATAGTTACCTGCTGGTAAAGACTTAGTTGATCCATAGCTAGCCTCTGACTCTATAGTAAACCAAGTAGATCCTGCTAATGTCATATTAAATTCTGTTACATTATTATAAGTTACCTTAGCAGCTTCATAAGCGGACATTCCTGCCACTCCTACTGCTCCTACTACTGTGCTTCCTGTCCATGAGACTGCATCTGTCAGCGTAGGGCTAGATGAAAAACTATTAGGGTGTGTAAACTTTGTTTTATAATAATCGGCTTGCGCAATATCCACGCGAATGCTAGCTTTTACTCCGCCATCAGCTGGCTTAGTAGTCAATTTGTACGGGAGTGGGTGTCCATATACGCCTGCTGTTTCTGTCCATATAGAACATTTAGGTTCTACTACACCGCTTATAGGTGAGTCAACTGCCATTGCAGCAGTGGCTGGCATTAAGAACGCTAACGTTGTTATTGTTTTAATATCCATGTTATCTCCATTTATCTATATTGAGAGCGAACCATTGTTCTATGAACCTTATCTTGTGCAAGGTTTCTCAATGCTTTAAAATTATCTATAATGATACCATCTTCTAACTCAACAGTGTCTTCATAAGTTCCACCGTTTATAGTTGCTCCATAGTATCCATCTAGGGTTCCTGCTGACATCATCTGAGCCATCATGATTATTTGTCGTGTTGGATCTGCAATCTGTTCAGCTGCACCTGCTACAGCAAGTGCTTTCTCTATTTTTAATTCTTGTTCCTCTTCTTCTTCTTCTTTAGCTTGTTCTTCTTCTAGCTCTTCTTCCTCTGCAGTTTCTGCTTTCTGATCTAACTGGAATTGTACCCAGTCGTCATAGTAAGGATCGTTGATATCTGGTTCACTATCTATTAAACCATTATCAAGAAGATATTTCATAAGAGCGTCTTCATAACCTGGACAAGAAGAGTCTGTTAAAGGTATCGCACAAGTATCGTACATATAGTTATAAGCAATAATAACATTACTTAGTTCTCCATCACCGTCTACAGATATACTTCCGTCGCCAAATGATGTACCTAATGTAGGTGTAATAGTATCAAACCCTAACTTTGTATTACTAGGTATTTGATCCCAGTTATCATGTCTTTCATATATATTACCTACACCATTAGTATTTTTATTTACTATAGATACTGTAGCATCTGTGTTAGGATCTTTAGTTATAGTATACTTGTGGTATATCCCTTGAACTTTTAATCCTGCTTCTGGTGGTAAGACCTTAGTCATATCCCAGTTGTAACCATTTGTAGTTACATTATTCGTTCTTTCATATATAACATCAGATAAGCAGTAGGAGGAGAGCAAGCAAACCGCCGACGCCAGCAGCACCTTTGGCAGTATTCTTATCTTCATCTGACCACTCCTTATTCTTTCCTGTTTTAGCTCCAGGTATTAAATGTGGATTATTATTCCATGCTTCTTTAGCTGGACTACCTACGAGTCCATCGAACGGACAGGGAGTCCCGGCGTTCATCATGCTCGCAAAAATTCGTTTGTCTTGGCACATTACTGAAACCGCAGCCACCTTCATCCCCATATCATATAATACCTTAGCATTCTTCAGCCGCTCACAGTTCATATCTCTAACTGTAGCACCTGCGCTAATTCCTAGTATTTGCGTTTGCACTGCGCCTGCTACACCTACTGTACATAAATCTGAGTTAGAGTTATTAATAGATGGAGACATAGCTGATGGTGGTGGTGACTTAACTGTAGTCTCTGATGTCATATTAGAGTTAACATTAGAGTTAGTATTACTATTTGTCTCAATACAGTTTGCATTAGTAGTGCTGTCACAACCTTCTGCAAGGCCTATGCTTGCTGCAAACAAATAAAGAAGTAATGTAAGCGTAACCGTTTTAAGTTTTAAATATTTCATATTAAGTGTCCTCTGGTATCATAAAGCACCACGTCTTAAGTGACGACGCATTTTCTGGTCTAAATTCCCATAGCTTTTTATTAACCTCTTGTTTGGTTTCAAAACATGCTTCATAGCTTGATTGTATGTCTGGATATACTCTCAGACTACAATTCCTGTCTAGGTCTGTGCATAGTAGTGCTAGTACAAAATACATGATGTACTCCCTAGGTTTTGAGTTCTATAAGGAGAGCATACTAACAATTGTACCACCTTAACTGAAACAGTGGTTCTTGATTAAAGTCTTCTACAACTCTAACGCAATCCGCTGGTACAATTCCTTCTAAATAACGATCTATTAGTTCGTTAGATATTTCTTCTTCGTGGTTTACTATAACCACTTTGTGTTGTCTGGTTTCCAATCTGCTGTCCTCTGTGTAAAACTTACGTTTCTAGTTGTTAATCTATCCCAATGTGTACGTAAAACTTCTGCGCATATAGCTAATGATATAACCATATCGTCGTAACATCCGGGCGCCGCCTCCGTTTTTCCGGTATCGGTAGATATATACTCCTTCAGCTCCTGTATTAACTGCGGGGAAGGTATCATTATCTCCTCGTTTTCTATAAGGTTCTTTAAATTTCCTATAATTGCCGGTTTAGTCCCTGTTGTAGTCCTAAATCCTAGCCTAGTTCCCTCTTCATTGCTTACATTAGCGATCTTAGTCTGTCTATATAGGTTAATATAGTCCATTGACTCCAGCTTTTGCAGGGTTGCAATGCCCATTGAGTTAGATTCTACTGCAAGTAGCGCATTATTGTAGTATCTTCCTAGATAAAACAGAAGTTCTCCCCACATTGAGGGGTCAATACGGTTATTCCTGTAGGTTGCTACCACTTCTCGCTGCTTATTCATAACAACACAAGCAGAATAGTCTTGACCTACGCCTAAACAGACATCTGCCCCTATAACGTAGGGCTCTTCCCACTTAGGAAAGTCGTATACGTAGAGGTTTCCTTCTCTATGTTCGTCAAACATCTTGCTGTGTGGGTCCCATTCTGACCTTCGCTGCTGTGGTCTAGGTAGTAAGGCATCCAAGCGCTCCATGTTGAACACGTTAGATCCGCTAACAATAAACGCTTCGTCAGCTGTTGCTGGGTATTCCTGTTGAAACTTAAGTTCTCCGCCTTCGGCAATCTTAAGTCTTCTCCAATATAGTTGGTCATTATCTAATCCGTACTTTTCTGCTAGTGATTCTTCCTCTATAGTCAGCTTCATACCCTCAGGGGCTTCCCTTCTGTATTCATCTGTTATATACCAAGGAAGAAAAATTGGCATATATTCGTTCTCACCAGCGCACGCACCTTTCCAAAGCCTATAAAACTCGCCTTGAGCACCGTTAGCTGTCGACTCTAGTATAACTTCAGTACCTTCAGCTGCGGATATACCTTGAAACAAACCAGCTAAGATCTTCTCATCGTGTTGCCAGAAAGCAATCTCTGACAAATGAGCTATGGTCGGTGTTGTTCCTCTACCTGCCTCTGGCGAACCTGCTGTATATAATCTATAGGACGCCGTTGCATCCTTGTCAGGCATAGCTGGACTATTAATAATAATCTCTTTAGCATTAGAGCGTAACTCCGTAGGTGACAAATCACCATCTATCTGCTTAATTAAATTCTTACTGAGAGCAAAGAGAGCATCCGATGTAGCAGAGTCGTGGGCCATAACAACTGATCTAGCATAAGGAGTAAAGTAAGATTTCCAAAATACTCTACCAGCACAGTAAGTTGATATACCCTGCTGCCTAGCTTTGAGTATAATAGCTCTAACCTTTCCAGTTTCTTTTAGTTGTTCGTTTAGTTTATCTGTTATTATCTTTTGACATTCGTTAAGTTTAAAAGGTACAAAGCCCTGCGATGCATCCTTAGTAATAATTTTAATCTGCTCTTCAGCAAAGGAGGCAAAGTCACTTTTATATTCGTTTAGCTTCCCGCGTTTTTGCTTCTCTTTTAATAATTTAGTTAATTGTTGTTTATCCATATTTGAGGCCCTCAGTTTCTATGAGGGGAGTATGGTGCTGGGAGAGAATGAATAAAGAAGGAATTATATATCTATACCCTACTTACTATATTTATCCCCCTAGTTCTCTCTTACATCTACCTCCTATTCCTATACACACACAAAAATTACCCAAGCGTAATTTTCTCTATACATTAATTAAAGTTCTAGAAAGGAACACATCATGAACAAGTATCAAACAATAACTGAGCCAACAACCGTAAAGACGGTAGTTAAGAAACTAACTTTATTCCCAGGGTCTAAGATAAACTCTAAGTGGGTACGTGACATGGTTGGTGTTACAACAGGTAAAGGTAAGTTTCAGGCGCATCTTGAGCAACACGACCACTTTAAGAAACTACTTAACACTAAAGGTGCAGTAACCTTAAAGTTAGTACCGTGTTACTACCACAAGTCTCTCCCTCTTGCGTCGTAACAGGTCAGTTGTAGGTAGGCTCAAGTAGTCTGCCTACAGCATCTCTATGGTTCTCTAAGGACCTTGGGGTTGCACTGAGCGTTGGATGATGGTTAGTAGCTGTGAGGAGCTGCAAGTGGCAGCAGGGGCGAAGCTCTTCTCAGGTACTTATCGACACATATAATCGTATACTCTCCTTATAGGTGGGCGGTAATATACCTACTATATATACTCTATAAAGAACAGAAAGGAATTGTTATGAGTACAACTAAATTACTATCAGATGAATACAATGAACACGATGATCCAGCAGATCACGAAGAGAATATCTTACAAGGTCCAATAAAAGACACTGAAGACTTCTTTGAGCGATTCAACAACTGGCCAATAAACAAATGAGTGGCTTCATAGCAATCATTGTATTAATTGTCTTATTCCGAGCAATTAGCGCTCGAGAAACAAGATTAAACCAAAATAAGGAAAAAAGGCAGTGGTTTGATTATATTGACCTTAAATACCTTATAAAACCTAAGAGACACTTTTAGCACTTATAGCTTCTCTTATTATCAAAAATTGCCCAAGAGCAATTTTCTCAAAACATTACAATACTGTAATGCAACACTCAAGTTAACATGACAACATAAAGGATTATATCATGGAAAAACCTAGAAACTATCTAATCAGCGACGTAACTTTCAACTGGGCACGTCTTGATAAACCTCAGAACCCATTCGGAACTGAGCAATATGAATTACAAATAGCTACTACAGATGCAGCTAAAGCAGAAGAGCTTAAAGCTAATCATCTGAACGTCAAAGAAAAAGAAACAGGTACATTTACTGTATCTCTCAAGCGTAAAGCTAAACGCGCAGACGGTTCAGATAACGGCAAAGTTCAAGTTGTCGGCACTAAAGCATCTGACGTTATTGATGTGCGTACTATCGGCAACGGCTCAAAAGGTAATGTCATCATATGGCAGTACCCTTACGAAGCAATGGGCAGATCAGGTATTGCTTCATCACTAACTAAAGTGCAAGTTGTAGATCTCGTAGAATACACAGGTGCAAACGATGTAGATTTCGAAATGCAACCAGATGCAGATCTTCCTGACTTCAGTAACATCAAGCCAATGACAGATAAAACTGCAGATGAGTTAGGATTCTAAGAATGCTAAGCACCTAAGCATGTGATAGCTCACGTTGTCAAAGTCTATGTAGATTCACTACGACCTCTGGCGTGTATAATAAACTGCTTAAACCCAAGGAGACCGCTCTAACGATATACTTTATGTTCCTTTTGTGTATCGTTAGAGCACTTTTTTTTGTAATGAAAGGAGTAATGATGTCAATATGTGGTGAAATAGAAAATACTCAAGCAACTATAGGTATGTATGTAAGTAAACTACGGAAAATCCTACATGAACCTAACTTAAAGTGTGAAAGCTACAAAAGACGTTTGAGATTATTCTGTGGAGAATTAGAAGAACTATTCGAGCGTCTTGAAATGCTCGAAGATATCGCTGAAGAGTTCGAGCTGCCAATGACAGTCGAAACATTTGTTGATCAACTAGAAAAGAAAGGTACATAATGAGTAAAACTATATTATTATCAGATGAATTTTATGAGCATGATGATCCTGCTGATAACATCGAAAGAGTACTCAAACAAAAGCTTAAAGATAAAGGAGTATCAGAAAGCTGGATGAATGATCATTTAATTATAGATATACCGGAGAAATATAAATGAGTCTAGCAATATCGTACGCACTAGCTCTTCTTGTTATCGTAGGTATGCTAGACTTTTGGCTAAGGACAAAATAATGGGAAAACATAAAGAACTTAATACACGTGAAGATGAAAGGTTAAATAACGTGGCAATAGAAGAACAAATACAAGTTTCATTCAATCCGAATGATAAAACAATAGTGATCTCCATCGACGGCAGAGGCTTGCTCTTAGATATTGAAGAAGCAGCTAAAGTATTTGTAGATCTAGGTCACATACTTCAAGATATAGAAAGGAATACAAATGACAATAGTAAATAAAGACGTATGGGTTACTGTACAAAATCGTGATGTACATAGTGGTTATAAGTTTAGTACATCAGATAAAAACCATAGCTTCGTAAAAGCACTAAGGCAAAATGCAAAGCAGTATAATGATAGACGTAAAGAACTAGCAGAAAAACATAATGTTAGTGATGGTGTACGCACATATCATAGTAACACTGATCCAATACGTGTACGCTTAATGCCTCGTGGTCCTCGCGTAGGTCCTTCACTCAAAGACTTCGGTACACGTAGAAGTTACGATACATATTTACCTATGCGATATGCTACACACTACGATGTATACGTGTATGATCCACGAGATGGCTATGCATTTAAAACTTATAGTCGTGGCTTCAACGATGGTATGACACGAGCTAAGCAAGAAATGATCACTAAGTTAGATAATACTATAGATGCATTAACAGGAGTTATTGATGACAGCAGAGACAGCATATAAACCTCACGAAATGTGGGATAATCAAGGATTGTTTGCTACACCTAATAGTATAGAAGAACTTATGCAACATCCTTTAGTAAAGCAAAATCACGATTTAGGAACAGTAACATGCACAATGATGATGTACAACGTAATGGTAAACGAGATAAACAAAGTGATAACATTATACAATTCAAGTCAAGAAGAACTGAACAAACTGAAGAATGGAAGTTCTCATTAGAAGTCTATCAAGTTAACGATAAAAATGCTTATACTTTCAATATCTTATTACCAGAAGATAATCCATTAGATGACTTCAGTATTGCAGATATTCTAGCTCGTGCAGCATTCCAAGTTTCACCACATGATGAAGGTGATATAGGTTTCGAGCCTGAAGAAGGTAATGATGGTTGGGTTGACGATGATGAAGAACTGCTTAGCTATGTTATAAAAGGTAATAAGGAATTAAATGATGACTAAAAAAGATTATGTTGCAATAGGTCAATGGCTACGTATACATGACATTCCTCGTATACTAGATAAACATTGTAATGGGCAAGCACTAGATTACCTTATACATGTAATACTAGCAAAAGATAATCCTAAATTCGATGAGCGTAGGTTTAAAAAATACATATGGGCAGAAATAGATACTGAAGG